GCGATGCGCCAGCTGGTCGCTGCCCGGGACTGGCTGCACGTCATCCAGCTACCCGCCTACGCCCCCGACCTCAACCCGATCGAAAGCGTCTGGTCCCACGTCAAACGCAGCCTGGGCAACCTCGCCGTCACCACCGTGGACCACCTCGCCGCGATCGTGCGCAACCGACTCAAACGCATCCAATACCGACCGAACCTGCTGACCAGCTTCCTCGCCCAAACCGGCCTCACCCTCGAACCCGAGCCACCCTAACCCTGACCATTCAACCTCTGTAGCCCGCGTTGAGCAGGTGTTTGGAGTCGGTCTCGCCCCGGAAACGCTGGTTCGGAAACGGCGCTCCGTTGGCGCACGCAGCAACTGCGGGACGTGGGTTCGAATCGAGGCCCGTCCATTGGCGAAGATCGCCGCGCAGGGGCAAGCGGGCAACGGTATGGAGGCGGCGGAACTGTTGCGTGACATTGCCAAACCTGCCTGGTACCGAGGACTCAGTTGGCTCGATCAGGCCGAGGGTGTCGTCTGGCGTGCTGATGACGTCGAGCTGATCACCGCCGGACCGATCCAGCGCGGTCCTTTGCGCAGCGACGTTGCCCTGCCAGGCGGGTGGTGGGGTGCTCTGAACGAATCGCTAGACGCTCTCGCCGGTCAGCACACCACTCGAATCGCCACGCCGGACACGGAAGTGATCACGCAAGCGCTGGTCACCCGCGAGATCGAGCGGGCCTTCCCCGGCCGCGTGGACACGACAATCACCGAGCCGTGGGTGCCCGCACACGGGGACTTGAACTGGTCCAACGTCACCGGACCAGAGTTTTGGATCTTGGACTGGGAAGATCACGGCATGGCGCCGCGCGGACTGGACGCGGCGAACCTGTGGGCAAGCTCGTTGACCGTCCCGGAACTGGCCGAGCGGGTCTACCACGAGCGCCGTGCCGACCTGGAGTCCAGGCCGGGCAAGCTCATGGCGCTGTTCTCTGTGGCGAAGATCCTGTGCGATTGGTCCATTCCGGATGAGCTGCGTGAGCTGGCCACCCGCGAGGCGGATAAGCTGATCGTCGACTTCCAGCGGTGAACCCTGGTGGATGATTGGTCCGTTGCTATCCAGGTCGAAGGAGCCTTTTGCTGTGACCGCTACTCAGCCGTCTGCGGTTTTCGACGTCCGTGAGGGCCGGCACGAGGATGTTCTTGCCCGTGTCGAGCAGGCGTTGGGGGTGCGTCTCGATCGAGCGTCGGTGGTGTACGGGGAGCACGGTGCTACGGAAGGTTTCCGTACCGGCGGCGGCACTTGGGTTCGGGTGGAACGCCGCCATCGGTGGCGGATCAACAGCGCGGTGTGGATCGGCTTGGAAGCCGCAGCGACGATCCGTGGTGTCAAGAAGCCCGAGTGGTTCCAAAGCGCTACGTGGACCGATCAGAGCAGGGACGTCGTGTGGCGTGCGGACGAGGTAGAGCTGATCACCGCCCCGGTGGTGGGCAATCTTGCGACGGCAGCGACGCTGCCGGATTCGTGGTGGGCAGGGCTGCGGGAGTCGCTGGCCGCGCTGGGGGCGCACCCCACCGAGCGGGTCGGGATGAGCCAAGCTCACCTCACCAAGAGGATCAACGAGGTCTTCGACGGCGTCGACACCGGCGTGGATGAGTGGGCGACTGCGCACACGGACGTGCACTGGGGCAACGTTTCCGTCGAAGGCCACATCATTGACTGGGAGGATTGGGGTGCGGCTCCGCGTGGGCACGATGCTGCGACGCTTTGGCAATCGGCGTTACCTGATCCCCGGATAGCCGCGCGGATTCAACACGAATTCGCCGCTGATCTTGAGACCCGTTCGGGCAAGCTCGCGCAACTGTTGCAGTGCGCGAACGCGATCCGGGTTGCCGCCCGTCGCGGAGCGCCGACGCCGCTATCGGAGCCCGCGCGGGCGGCTGCGGACGTTCTGCTTGCGGATCTACGGGGTGTGTGAACCTACGCCGAGGTAGCCTGCCGCCAGTTCCTCGGTCAGTTCGCCGCACAGCCCTTCATCGAGCAGGGTCCTGGCGAGCACGTTGGCATTGATTCCTGTGGTCTCGGTGACCTGTTGGATGTTTGCTGGATTGCCCGAGAGCAGCAGGCGCAGCGCCGGTTCCGCCTTGGCGGCAAAGGTCAGTGCCTTGCCGACGGCCACAACTTCGACCGTGGAGTCGTTCACGCTGATGTATGGCGGGAAATCGGTCATGCACACCACGTCGGTGATCGGCCCGAAGATTCCGCCCGTCCTGACATGCCGCCGCGATGGGCGTTCCTGTTCACGGGCGGCTAGGAACACCTCCTGCGGGTATTGCGCCAAGAGCTGCGGAACGCGCGTGGCGAGCGTTGCCGAGCCGCCGTCGCGGTCGAGGTCGTGCCGGAACGCTTCGTCGGCGCGGGATCGGTCTGCGACCCACGACAGCCAGTCCACCCCGGTCCGTTTCACGAAGCCGAACGTCGCGTGCAGGCTGTAGCCCGCACCGTCGCCGGATCGGTCGGTGCGGGTGGCCTGGTGCCAATAGCCGCGCGGGATGTGCATGACGTCTCCGGTCCGCATGGTGCCGGACCAGACGATCTCCTCGGGCGGCTCACCGGAGTGTTCGGTGTCTCGGTACATCGGAGCAACGCGGCTGGTGCCGCGCACCTCCCAGGACTTCTCGCCGCCGAGCTGCACGATCAAGACGTCGTGGTCATCCCAGTGCAAGTCGAACCCAGCCGCGTCAGCGGTGGTCAGGTATGTGTTCACCTGCACTAGCTCACGGGACCACCACTGCAACGCCTGGCAGGCGATCTCCATCGCCGGGTCGAACGAGTCGAGCGTGTCCAGCACGACGGTGCAGCCGTCGGTGAGGAACTGCGAAAGCCGTTCCATGCGCGCCATCGACAAGCTCCGTCCACGGCGGGTCACCGTGTTGCGCAGGTACCGGTCCGGGTGCAGTTCTTCACCGTGCTGGAACACCCGAAACTGGGGAAATGCCAGCGCCCGGCGCATGATGACATCCAACAGGCGCGTCGGAGTCAGTATTCGTTGGCACAGCTTCAGATCGTCCATGCTGCCATGAGCGAACCCGGTCCCAAGCGGCCGAGAATCGCCCCACCCCAACGCTTTCTCGATCGACTCAATCAGAACGTGATCCACATGCCCCTCCATTCGTATGAAAGGTGGGCAGACCGACCGCACCTCGATCTGCCCACCATGACTTCGCGGTTACTCCGGGATGTTCAGTCCGTCGCCGCCCTGGTCGCCGTGGCCATCGCCACCGCCGGACTTGGACGGGTCGCCGTGCGAGAGATCGACGCGGTCACGCACGACCGACACCGGCCGCACACTGATCACCAGGTTGTCCTGCTCTTCCATCTGATTTCCCTCCCTTCGCTGCTCGTTCTGCACGCTGGCGTGATTCGCCAGCGGTGCCTACCTCCATTCGAGCCCTTTTGGCACGCGCGGAGGGAAGGTGCCTGGGTGCTGCTGGCTCTACAAGCGGTTCAGAGCATTGAGCCAGGCGGAAGTCGGCACACGACATGCCGACACCTGCCCGTGGTGCACACTCCCATCACAGGGCGATCATGAAGATCCACGCCTTCGGGTTCTTGACCAGCTCCACCAGCCGGGAAACCAAGCTCTTCTTGGCCTCCGGCTTGGCAAGCATGGTCTCTTCCCCCACTGCCGTTGTCATGTCCTAAATCACCTCCTCTCGCTCGATTAGCTTGACCGCGACCAGACCCGACCCGGCGCGCCAGCTCGTGCTTTTCACGAGGTGGGAGCAAGTCCGGTTTCCGCGCCGCATTGGCCTATCTGTTACGCGGGTCGGACAGGTTTTCATACGCCTGCGGGAAAGATACTGGCCACAGCACGTCAGTCGACTCCGGATCAGGGTGAACTTCTTCCGTCTGCTGTGGAGTCGTCACCCACGCATGAAGCGGCCTCCGCCGTGCCACCGAACCCATCTCCATGGTCTGCTCGGCTGGACTCACTTCATACACATTTGCCGTGTTCCAGTAATACGGGTTCATCGGCATCAGAGATCGCCGGGCGCACCGTGCGGCGGCAGCGCGAGAAGCGCAGTGATGACCTCTTCCACTGTGCCGTGTTCCTGCCAGAGCGGATTGCCCGTTGGGTAATCCTCGGCCCGGAAGCGCGCAGCGACGGCTTCGGTCATGGCTTGGACCGTGTAGGTCTCCACGACTTCGTTCCCTCGTCGCTCAGCATGGAGCACGGCGATGGCCAAACCGTCGGCTCCACGCAGGGCCCGGAACTCAAAACCGGCTTCGACGCTGCGCTTGATGGCGGCGATGTGCGGCACTTCTTCGTCGGTGGGTGGCGGCATCGTGCGTCTTCCTCGGAGGTGGGAGGCGGCGGCCCTTCCGGAGGGGTCAGGGGTCAACGGCAGGACCGCCGCCGCTTAGGTCCTGCTCGGTCCGGGGAGGGGAAGGTGGACCGAGCAGGATGCTTATGGGACAACAGCCGCCGGAGCTAGGACGGCTTATAGCGGTGATAACGCGGGGAGGTCATCCGCAGCTCGAAGTCGCTCATGGCGCCCTCTCGGTGGAAATTCTCGCGGGCCAGCAATCGGTTCAGCTAGAGCGCGTATTGGACGATAAGAAAACAAACCAGAAGAAAGATCAGCGCTTTGCTAATAGCGACGAGTGGATCACCGTGAGACGCCATCATTTCCCGCACTTTTCGAACCGGGTGTTATGGAGCCCGGCCGAGGGCACGCGCGTTCGGGGCCGCACATACCCCCAGCCGGAGACTGGGACTCAGACAGGCCATTCCAGAACTTCGCGCACCACATCGAGCAGAGAACCGGTAACGACGATCTCCGGTTCGGGCGCATCGCCTCGCGGCCAAGGAAAATCGCACTGTTCATACCGGCAGACACCAGAGGGCTTCTCGCCGAACGACAGAGACATCAAGTCGACATGGCGGCTGGTGAAGCGACGGCAGTAGATCTCCGACAAGTCGGGAAGCGAGCCACTGTAGACGAACCCGTGCGTGCCGAGGACGGTCATGGCGGCAACGTCAAGGGCGGTATCGGGGTCGGGAACAAAGTCCTCGGCAGAATTCAGGATACCGCTGCTGACCAGGGCATTCACGAGTGATCACCGCGTTCGGTGTTCATGTGTTGACCTCCTGTGTCCGGAGGTCCGAACCTATGCCGAGGTCAAGGGGTGAGCGTGTCCCCAAAGGACACGCTCACCCGGTTTCACCCGATAGGAGCAACGCCCATTCGCCAGGCCAGTCCCCGCAACTCGCGGCCCCCGGCGTCGCGACGAGCGACGGTCATCATCGAGGTCACCGCGTCCCGCACGAACTGGTTGTTCCGTACCTGCTGCGGAGTCAACTCCTCGGCTTGCAGGAGTGCCGCTAGCCCCTGTGCACGGGTTTTCTTGTCCTGGATGAGTCCGCGGCCCAGATCCATCCAATAGGCGCCCTGGCGCGACCTAGGGGCGGCCTGCCACGCGACGTCCTTCGCGATCTCGGCAACGCCAGGACCGCGCCCCAACTCGACGTTTAGGCCAACCCTCCAGATGCCGACGTTCGACCGGCCGAAGTTCATGGTTCCTTCGCCCCATAGCGACAATTCGCCGATCTTGGTGGCCATGTCGTCCGCCTCGGCGAGGTGCATCCGGGCTCCGTCTGCGTCGCCTTGGGCGGCCTTGGCCAAGGCTGCTGTCAGGTGGCCCATGCCTCGCGATTCCAGGCGTGCGCCAGCCATTTCGGCTGCTTCGACGGCGACCTGGTACTGGCGGCTCCGGGACCGCGATGAGATGTAGTGAGCCCGCGTCCAAGTCGCGATCCCCAGCCATTCTGGATCGTCCAGCAGCTTCGCCGTCTGCATAACGCGGTCGGACATCAGGTAGGACAGGTGTGCCGATCCCATCGCGGCCGTGACACGGCCGGTGGCGTGGTAGGTGCCGATGAGCCCCCTGAACGCCTCCTCGCGGTACTGGCCATATTGCGGGTCACCGCCATAAATAAGCAGGTCAAGGATGAGGTCGGGTACAAGTTCGCCCATCGCCGCGTAGTCCGAGGTTGGCCGTAGCTCGTCGATAAGCTTGCGTAGTTCCTCCTTCACGTCGCCCCAGGGACGCGCCGGCCGCTCGTCCGGCACCTCGCCAGGCAGCCACGCGGTCAGAACGGCTTCAATAGGGTCAAGGGCCTGGTGGGCGCGGTTGCTCGTGGAGTCCACCGGGGGGTAGGGGCCGCCGAGGTCTGCTGGCGATACTCGCAGCGTGCGCGCGATTGCTTCGCGCGTCTTCCGGCTCTCCAAGGACCGTTCGCCGCGTTCGATCTTGGACAGGTAGCCAAAGCTGATTCCGGACAGCTCGGCCGTTTGACGCAAGCTCAACTTGCGCCACAGCCGGATCTCACGAATGCGCCGCCCGGTGGCTCCGCCGTCGTCCACGAAGTCGTACTCGTTGCGCATGGATGCACCTTTCATTCCGCCCTCGTGCCGCTCCGCCCGAGAACCCCCGGCCCGTCGGCCGGGGGCATGTCGCCTCTCGGGCGGAAAGGCGCCACCCTAGAGTACGTCGTTTCGGGATCAATCAGCGGTGGCAAGGTAAAATCCCTGGTCAAGACCTCCGACCAGGGGTTTCTAGTTGATCAATCCAGCCGCCCTCGCGCTGGCATCGTCGGCCAGTTCGGGAATCCCTTGCAGAGCCTACCGGCCACGTCTCGCGCAAGTACCTGCGGAAATTTCTCACGCGACATGGTTGCTTACTCTCCGCTGTGCGTGTTAAATCCGTTTCAACAGGCAACGTGGCACACGCAGAGAGGGAGATGAACCTGTATGCCTGACACCTCCGGGATTCCCCCGGAAGTTCGCGAGTACCTGGAATCAGCGCCAGAGACGTTCTTGCGCTGCCGCTTGTTCCACCACAACTGGGACCTCACCCACCAACTCGGAACGTACTTCATCGAGAACGAGGGACAGGTTGACGAGAAGTGGCGCCAGGAGCTGGAATGCGCGCGTTGCGGTCTGCCCAGTGTGGACTACTGCGAGCCCTGGACGTGCGTGCGTGTCGGCACGCGGCGCATCCTCTACCCAGAGGTTGAGGGCTACCTCGCAGACGTGCCGGTCGCCAGAGACCACATCCGCCTGTTTCTTGCTGAAAAGCAGATGGGACGGCGGACAACGTCACGTAATCGCAACGGACGTCGGCGAAAGTCCGTTCGTCCCAAGCCTTCCAGAGCTGCCGTCGCTGCGGCCTGAGTGGACAGGAGCGCGATATGGCGAAGAAAGTCTCTGTGGTAGACGATTTTGACAACGACACACTCGCAAGCGAGACCGTGATCTTCGCCTTCGATGGCGAGAACCTCGCGGTGGATCTCTGCGAGGAGAACGCACTCGGGTTCCGCGAGCTGATGGCCCCGTACCTGGAGGTCGCCACCAAGCTGGGCAAGCACAAGCTCGACAAGCGCCCGATCAACGGCAAGAAGATCTCGGCGCCGGTCCGACCGCAGACTGCGAAGGCACTGCCCGCCAGCTCGGGTGTGAACGTGAACGGCGAGCCTTGGTATCGCCACGACCGCAACGGAGACCCCAGCCGCGAGAAGGCGAAGAAGCGCTACCGCGACATGGTCCGCCAGTTCGGCCTGGACGCGGGCTACGACCTCGGCGAGCGCGGCGTGATTCCGGCCGATGTGTACGCCGCATTCGAGCAGCACCGCCGCGAGGAGGGTTTGCCGGTCGGCCCGAAAAGCGTGGGGCTGGCATGACGATCTTCGGCTACGTCCGCGTGACCCCGCACGCTCCTGCCGGGACGGCGGACATGCAGAGCTGGTGGATGAAATTTCTCGGCTGCCAGGAGGTGTTCGCTGACGTCTGGCAGGGGCCGCACCATCCACCCGCGTTCGATCGCCTGCTGGATCATGCGCAGCCCGGCGATGCGGTCGTGGTGCCGCTGCTGTCGGTGTTCGGTCCGACCGACGCACATGTGCGCGAGGCCCGTAAGCGGCTTGGCCGCCAGGGCGTTACGGTCGTCCTGCTCGGCGAGCAGCCGCCGGTCTACCAGTCCGATCCGCTGGAGGAATTGGCGTCCTGAGCGGACATCCGTGAATGGAGTGATGAATCGCTGACATTATTGGCGCACGACGAAAAGGCCCCCGCCTGTCCATTTGGGACAGACGGGGGCATTTCCAATTCCCTACGGGTGATCGCCGCAGGGCCAGACTAGCAGGTGGCCGTCATGCCGTGGGTTGCCCGGGCTCGTCGGCCGCCGGAACGAGCGGGCGGCCGAGTTGGTCGTGCGGGTCGACGACTGGGGTCACCAGGGGTTCGGCGTGGTCGAGCACGTGGAACTGTCCAGCCGCTGAGGTCGCGAAGGTGATCAGTGTGACGACGGCCGCCACCACGTTGCCCAGCAGCGTGGCTTGCTCTGCGTTGAGAAGGCCGAAGGAGACCGCCGCCGCGAGCAGCGTGCCGAGTAGTGTCTTCCATCCGCCATCGCGGATTGCATCCAAGATCGGCCGGGGCCGCCGGTTGGTGGAGTCGTTCACGCCCATCACCGGAACCCCAACGCGGCCCAGGCCTGCGCGCCCACAATGCCGTCCACGGCGATACCGGAGCGCCGTTGGAACTCGCAGACCACGGCGGCCGTCGCCGGGCCGAAGATGCCGTCCACAGCCAGCTTCGAGTACGCGGGGTAGACCCGGTTCAGGAACGCCTGGAGGTCGGTCACGGCCTGGCCGGTCGATCCCTGTTGGAGCGTCGGGCGGCCGGACGGTGCGGGAGCTGGCGCGGAGCCGCCTCCGGCGATGCCCCACCCGGCCCGGTCGTCGTAGTTGGTCCGGGAGAACGACACGTGGACGTGGCTGGTGTGCGGGTTGCTGCCGGTGTAGGCGTGCCAGCCGGAGTAGTTGTCGTTGGTGATCCGGCGGTTGTAGATCACGTACCCGCCGCCGGTCAGCCGGTGGTCTCCTGTGCGGCCGTCGTGTCCGGTCAGGCCGCGCTGGCGCAGGTACTCGGCGAGCCATGCGGCGTCGATGCCGTTCGCGGTGATGTCGATCGCGCGGACCACGCCAATGCCGTTGCGGTCGATCACCCAGGGGTTGTGGTCGCTGTCGCGCGAGGCGTGCGCGGCGTCGCCGATGGTGCCGTCGCTGGCCTTGGACCGGTTCGGCCAGCGGGCGTTGACTTCGTTGCGGAGGTCGATCAGTGCGTTGGCCAGACGCCATGCCAATCAGGACTCACCATCCTTGTTCTCGGGGCGTTCGGTGTCCTCTGCCGCGTCGGCTTCCTCGCCGATGCGGCACCCGCGGCCCGCCGCCGAGTCGCCCGCGCCGACGCCGTCGTGTCCTACGCCCGCCGACGGGGGCTCGACCCGGTGACAAGCCTGTCGGTCGCTCGATTGGGGTAATGCGATTTATCTCTTTCAAGGGCACTCAGAGCTGCGGCGAGCGCTGCTGTGAGTGAACCAGGCGGGCCAGCTCGGTGGCCCGAATGGCTTACAACTGTGGCAAGAGTTGTTCTTGTCGCCAGAGGGGCTATTCTGAGTGAGAAATTCTTTGAGCGCTTGTGGTAGTTGACGCCAGACCTCACGAGGGGGAGATGATGCAAGTTGGGGATCGAGTCAGAGCTGGAGCGGATTGCGGGGTCACCTTCCTAGGGCCCGGCACCGAAATGTGGATCAATGAGGGTGAAGAAGGAACCGTTCTTCGTGTTGAAGACTATGTCGAGTACGCGGAGGCGCGCCCAATGAAGGCAGGTAGCTGGGCTGAGAAAACGTTACTTTCCAACAAGAAGTCTCCGCATGAAAAACGGCGATTTATCCGCCTTCTTGTCAAATTTGACTTTGGAATAACGGTCGAGATTGATGCAGATACAGTGAACGTTCAGGATTAAGTCGACTGAACGTCGAGATGTCTTCGTGGCTCTCTTCGCCAGCCGTCGTGGCCGGCGGTTCGTCCGTGGGGTCGGTCATCGCTGCCTCCTTTCGTGAGCAGTGGCCGGGTTACAGGGAGGTGATGGCCTGCACCGTGATCTCGGAGGGGACGCCGAACTGCGAGGCCCGGAGGGTGGCCGCGACGAAGCACCAGGCCGACCAGTAGAGCCGGTCGCCGACGCTGAGGTAGATCCGTGACCGCTGAGCATCGAGCACCGCGCCGTCGAGGCCCTGCTGGGTGATGCTCCCGGCGTCGGTGGCGATGGCGTTGTTCACAGTCGGCGCGTTGAGCGTGACCTTGCACCCGGCTACGGCGTTGGCTCCGCCGACCGAGCAGTGGTAGTGCACGCGGTAGTAACCGGCCCGCGTGATCGAGATGTAGGCGGGTACTCCGGCTGAGCCCGCCACCAACATCCCGAACGGGTCGTAGGTGGGACTCCACCCCTGCTGGGCGTAGGTGTCGCTGTCGGCCGCGACGTTGGTGGCCCCGGTCAGCCGCACCACGCAGGCTGGAAGTACGGCCTTGGTCCGCCCTAGCTCCTCGACCCGCCTTTCCAGGCGCCGGATCTGGTCGGCCAGCGTTCCGGTGCCGGGTGGTGTCGGCATCAGAGCACCGCCGCTGTGGGTTGCAGGTCCAGATCTAGCGATGCCTCGTCCTGGCTGCTGTACGCGAGGATGCGGCGTCGGTACTGGCCGTCGGGAATCCAGGGGTGCCCGGAGATGCCAAAGACCGGTGCGTCGCCGAGGCTCCAGGTGCCCAGCGCGGGTGAGACTTCAATGCCGGTACCGGTCGCGCCGTCGATGCGGACCGAGCATCGCCAGGTCTCCGTGGGCGCGCTGAACGCGGCCAGGTCGGCGTCGGCGTAGTCCTCCAGCGTCTGCTGCTCGATCACGGAGGTGTGGTCACCGTCCACATAGTCGGTCGGCGGAAAGCCGAGACCGACCAATGTGGTGTCCTCCGCGAACCCGGTCAGCAGGCCGCGTTCGCTGCCCGATCCTTTGACCCACACGCGGGTGCACGGGCTGGCGCTACCGTTGACGTCCACGTCGATCGCTGAGAGCGCGCCGCCGTAGTCCCAGACCGCCGCGGATTGCTGATCGCCCAGCAGCGGCGAGCCGATGAGCATCTGCCAGCGCAACCGGTTCTGACCGGGCACCAGGTACGGCCAGAAATCCAGCTCCGGCCCACTGATCACTTTGGACAGGTTGTCCAGGCGCTCCCAGACCTTCGCGAGGTCGTAGCCGAAGTAGGTCCTGGTATTGGTTCCCGCTTCGGGCGCGGGCAGGTCGATCGGCAGGCTGAACCCGGTCTGCGCCAGGTTCGCCGCGACGATCTCGCGGGCGATGCCGCGCAGGGACTTGTCCGAGATCGTCAGGTCCTCGGACGGGTCGACGATCGCGGTGTGCCCGGCAGGGTTGCGCAGCACCCGCCGGTCGAACAGCCCTTGAATGCCTGTGCCGGACACGGACAGCGTTCGCGTGTTCTCGTCGTAGCTGTGCGTCCAAGTCGGCCCGGCCTGCACGACGATCGTGTCGTACATGATCAGCCAGGAGAACCGCCCAACGTCGGTGAGCGACTGGAAGTCCAGAGAGGCGTTTGCCGGGTCGTCGGGGATGAGGTTGACCGTCCACTGTCCCTTGTCGGTGAGCTTGCGGGAGAACGAGGGCAGGTCGCGGGGCGTGACCTCGGCGAGCAGGGTCCCGGTGACCGTCTCGGCCACCATGACACGCCAGTCGCCCATCAGACCGCTGGCGGGGGAACGGTCGAGGGCAGCACCGACACCTGCAACAGCGTCTGCCCGGTGTCGTTGCCACGCCAGGAAAAACCCCAAAGCTCTGGCTGTGACTGGAAGATGTCGCGGATCGCCACGGACAACACGACGTCGTGCTTGCCGGTCAATGGCCCGTACTTCAGCGGCGGTACGCCGGGGACCTTGGTGCGGTCAGCGGTGTCACCCATGCTGTCTTCCCGTCGCCAGTTGACGACCGCGCCGCTGATGCTGTCCAACGTGATCCGGACATCCACCGCGACCTGGGCTGAGAGGACGAGGAAGGCTCGGGCGGTCGGCTCGATCATGTAAGGGGTGCCGAGGTCGGGGATCGTTACGCGGCACAGCTCGGCCATCCCGGTCGCGCCTTTGATCCAGGTCCGCTCACCCGGCGGCGGGTTCGCGGAGTAGACGAGGCAGTTGTGCACGCCGCGCCACCCGGAGTACTTCGGGTCGCCGTTGTCGCCGTAGTACACCTGGTGTTGAAAAACGGCGTTGTGCACCCAACGCTGATCACCGGGATATGCGCCGGCCTCCTGGAATGCCGAGGAGCCGGGTTTGGCGTCGGCCCCGTACAGGGACCTCATCCCGCCCCTGGCGACCAAGCCTGGTCCGCGCATGTCGGTGATGTCGTCGGTGGTGATCGCCGTGGCGTCCTTGTTCACCCGCACCGCCGCGAGCGGATGCCAGCCAGAACTGGGCGTGGGCGTCGGCACGGTTGCCGTGCCCGTGCTCGGGTCCCCGGTCCAGACTTCCACGGTGAACTTGCGAACGCCCGAGGCCGATGCAATCGCGGGGTTGAGGTCGTCATAGACCCTCGCGACGATCAAGTCGACCCTGTTGGTGGTAGCGCTGGATGCCGCGAGACTCAGCGTCTTCACCGAATCCAGCGCGCACATGTAGGCCCCCAAGCCGGGCGTGTTGATCACGCAATTGCCCATCTCGACCGTGACCGCGAGACCGGAGCTAGCGGGCTTGACGCGCATCGCCATGTGCGAGCTGCCGCCGACCCCGCCCGTGTCACCGCTGGCCATGACACCGCTCCGGTAGTCGATGTAGGACAGGTTCGGGCGCGGCATCAGCACGGAATCCAGCGCCAGCCGCGCATCGCTGAGGCCGACGCGACTCTGCACCGCCCACGGGCTGTAGGCAGAGGCCACCGACGATCCGAGTGCGACCACGGCTCAGACCCCCGTGCCCGGCTCGGTGGACCCGGTATCCGGCGGCGGGTCGTCGGGCCACTCGGTCATGATCGGCCGCAGCCCCGAGAACCGGAGCACTTCATCGCTGCACGCAGTGTTGCCCTTGTACAGCCACTCGCCCAAGTGCAAGAAGTAGTAACCAAACCATCTGATCGTCTCACCGTCCTCGCCCATGCGGACGTTGGTGGCCTGCTGGCCGCCGAAGGCGTAGTTGATCCGGTCCATGAACCATCGCGCCTGACTCACGTCCGTGTAGCGCACGAGGTCATAGGATTCGACCGCTTGGTAGTAGATCGGCGGATCGGGCTCGTCGGAGTACACGCCCACGCTGAACTCCCTTCGTGGCAGCGAAATCGGGTCAGAACCAGGCGGCGCGGAAACTCGCCGTGACGTAACCGGTGGCAGTGATGGGTCCGGTGTGCGTCAAGCCGACCGAGAGCAGGCCCGGCTCGCCGGAAGCGGAGGCCGGCGGGATCGCGAACCCGGCGAACTCGGCCGGGTTGAGCAGCTGACGGCGTACGGCCGTGCCGCCGAGCAGCACCGACGGGGCCGCCGGGTCGATGACGACGAACTCGCCCTCGGACAGCACCGCGTTGAAGCGCAGGGTCGCCGCCCCGGCCGTCAGAGTCGGGTTGGTCAGTGGTCCGTAGAGGGTGTAGATCGGCGTGGTCGGCGCGGTGCCCCGGTTGGTCAGCCGCATGAATCCCGTCGCGTTCGAGGTGCCGAAGACCAGCCCATCGTCAGCGGCGCCGAGGCCGAAGTAGAGACCTCGGTTCGTGTCAGGCAGGACCACCTGGTTGAAGTCCAAGCCGTCGTCGCCCGTGTCGTGGGGCAGGCCGGAGGACATGACCTGCTGCTCCAGGGAGTATTTCGCCGGATCGGGTGCAACGACCTGGATGGAGAACTCGAAGCCGGGCTCGCTGATCACGTCCAGTGGTGTGCACAGGATCTCGTCGTCGAGATGCACTTCGGCGGTCAGCGCGCCGATCTCGCTGTAGCAGGTCAGCGTCCGCGGCTGCGTGGGGTCTGAGAGCAGGCCCAGCACGTTCGCTTCGGCTTGCCGCAGCACGGAGTAGTCCTCGGCGTAGGCACGCCCGGTCAGCGTGATCGTGCGCTGCTTCTTCCAGCCAGGCGAGCGGTAGGCCCCGTGCCGACCCAGCCGGGAGGAGAACGTGGCGTTCGTGCCCGGCGAGCCCCAGAATCCCTTCTCCTGGGTCACCAGCCACTGCACGCCCTGGCTGTCGCGGTAGTCCTCATCCGGGCTCATGGTGAGCCAATCCAGGCTCCAGGTGTTCGCGCCGTGCGCCATTACTACCCCCTACAGTCGTGCCCCGAGTGCCAAGTGCCGGTCGATAACGTGCGCGATGTGCTCGGGATCGGCGTCGGTGCGGGCATAGACGGTGATGGGCCGCATGTTCTCGGCGGAACGGATGCGCCCGACGATCGCGTCGTACTGCTTCCTGGTGAACACCGCTTCAGGCTTCCCGGTGCCGTTGTAGACAGTGGACAGTCCGGGTGGAAGCCAGCCGCCCTGGTCGTAGCCCTTCGGCGTGGCGCCGACGGCCTGCTGAACGTTGAAGATCGTGCCGTAGCGCGCCTTGATGTAGTTGATGCCCGCGACGATGTTGGCGATCGGGTCGTAGATGTCGGCCGAGAGCCGGGGGTCACGATAGGCAGCGAAGGTAGCGCCGATGGTCTGCATGAGGCCCCGGCTGGGATCTCCGCGCCGTGCGTTGATGTCGGTCAGGTTGATTGCGCGCGGGTTGCCGCCGGACTCCCGCATGATCAGGGTCTGTAGTGGCCCTTCCCAGTTCGCGGGCACTCCGGTGAACGTCATGGCGGCGCGAATCCACCCGAGCAGATCACCGCCGACGGTGGGAGCACCCTCCTCGCTGGAGGAGAACGGGTTGAGCTTGGACCAGAGCCAGTCCACCGCCTTGCCGATCAGCTCGGCGGGCATCTTGGCCAGCATCGTGATCCAGGGCGCGTCCGGGAATCCGATCCGCGACTTGACCCAGCCGATCGGGTCCTTAAAGAGCGCGACCACGGTGTCAGCGATGCCCCCTACAAAGGACAGAATTGTGTCGATCACACCGCCACCCGCGAACCGCGCCACCCCGCCGCCGGAGTATCCGTTACGGCCCACCACAGTGGCCGGACGGCCGGAGGCCGCCGCGTTGAGCGCCAAGACGTTTTCTGCGCCGACCAATCGCGTGGCCTCGGGTGTGAGGACTGATTCACCTCGCGACAGCAGTGCGGGCACGTCGTCGCGGCCCGGCGCGAAGCCGGGGATGATGCCGCCACCGGCAAACTGGATCGGCGTGGCCTCAGCGAGCTTGCCCAGTCCCAGGAAGTCCGCGACCCAGTTCCATACTGCGCGGATGCCGCGGTTATAGACCCACTCGATCACGAAGTTGACCGGCGCCGCCGCGATGCCCTTGATCTTGTCCCAGATCTGGCCGATCCAGGTCACCGCTGCGTCGAACGCCTCGCCGACCGAGTGAACCGCGCCCTTCACCGCGTCGAACGCCGGGACGATCGCGTTGTCGTAGACCCAACGCACGGCCGAGCCCACTCCGCGCCAGGCTGGCTCGATCACGTGGCGATAGATCCAGGTGAAGGCGGCGCCCACCGCGTCAAGCGCAACGCGCAGCGCGCCGAACGCTGGAGAGACCACATTGGACCAGACCCATGAGATCGCCGCGCCGATCGCATCCCAGGCTGGCTTGATCGCTTTCTGGTAGAGCCAGGTCGCCCAGTCGCCGAGTTGCCGGAATCCGCCGACGATGAAATCTACCGCTGGCGAGATCGCGTTGGTCCATAGCCATGTCGCGGCGGCGCCGATCGCGTCGATGGCGGGTTTGATCCCGTTGGTCCAGAGCCACAACGCGACCGAGGACCAGAACCGGAAGGCAGCCACAATGAGGTCGATCACCGGCCGAATCGCGTTGATCCACAACCACGTCGCGCCTGCTGCGATCCACGAAAAGACCGGCGAGATCGCGTTCGTCCACAGCCACGTCGCGACCTCGGCCAGCGCTCGGAACGCGATGACGAACGGCGTGACCAGTACCGTGACGATGATCGCGATCAAAACCCGCGCGGCTAAGCCGATCGCGTTGAACACCGGCGACAGGACATTGGCCCAGAGCCACGACGCGGCGGCGCCGACCGCGCGCACTGCCGTGACAATCCCGTCGAACATCGGCCGCAAAAATCCATTGTAGACAGACACGGCCACGTTCTGGATGCCGTTCCACAGCCCGATCCAGAAGTTGCGGAAGCCTTCACTGTTGTTCCACAGCCACACAAACGCGGCGACGAGCGCGGTAATCGCGACGATGATCACGCCGACGGGGCTGGCCGCCCAAGCGGCATTCAGCAGCCATTGCGCGGCCCGTACCGCGAGGATCACGCCCTGGAGCACGGTCATCCCGACTCGCCATGCGGCGGTGACCACCGTCATTGCCCGCACGATCCCCTGGCCAATGAGCACCGCCGCGCCCCACGCCATCGTGGCCAGCCGTACGGCGGTCGTGATTCCCCACAGTGCTCCCAGCGCGGCGACTAGGGGCGTGAGCACGGGTTGCAGGCCCCGGAGAGCGTCAGCGACCCAGCCCAGCGCGGTGCCCAAAGCGTTGATCAGCAATGTGACGCTGGGACCGAACGCGGCAACGAACCCGGTCGCGAACGCCTTGATCAGGGGCCAGGCGTTGATGGCGAGGTTGCGCACTGACTCAAAGAGCCCACCAAAGGCGTCAGCGAGTCCAATTTGGATGATCAGGTTTTTGGTCTCGGCGACGATGCCGGGCAGCGCCTTGAACGCCTCGCCGACACGAGCCATACCCGCCCGCATGGCAGGCACGAGCGGTTCCAGCAGTGTCGCCATGCTGGAGGTCACTGCCGAACGCATCAGGTCCAGCGCACCGACGAGGGTGTCTTTCTGGTCGAGCATGATGCCGCCGAACTTGGCGGTCTGTCCGGCGAGTCCGTTGGTGCCGTTCTCGATGCCAGTGATCAGCGCGTCGAGCGCAAACTTCGAGTCGACAGCGCCTGCCGAGATGCGCTTGCTCATTTCCGCAGACGTGACGCCTGCGGTGTTGGCGAGGATCTGTAACGCCGGGACGCCCGCCTCGGCGAATTGCAGGATCTCGTCGCCCTGGATTTTTCCCTTGGCAGCGACCTGGCCGAGGATCGTACCCAGCTGCGCGAGTCCGGCTGCGCCTTTGCCGCTGGCGGCGGCTGCGTCGCCGAGGGCTTTCAGCGCCGGAATGACCTTGGCGGTGTCGACGCCGAACGCGATTAAGTTCTTTCCGATGGTGGCGATGTCCGGGAACGAAAACGGCGTGGTTTTCGCGAACGTGAGCAGATCGTCCATCATCAGCTTGGCTTTTTCCGCCGAGCCGGTGAGCACACCGAGCGCCTTCGTGGTCTGCTCAATGTCAGAGATCCGCTTGATACCGGACCCGACCAGCGCACCGATGCCGCCGATACCGACCGCGCTCAGCGTGGTCAGCGCCATCCCCTTGACGTGCTCGAACGCCGCACCCAGTTTGCTTTTGACATCAGCGGCGGCGCGGGAGGAGAACGCTGCGAAGCTGCTGCCCAGCGTGGAGACGGTCGAGATGCCCGCGTCGGCGACGCGGCGGAGCGCTCCGCCGATGGTGCCGAGATTGCCGGTGAACGCCGAGGTAGCGGCCCTGGCGTCGAGGAATCCGGCGACGAGGTTCTGCACGCCGGTGATTCCTGGGGTGAGCGCGGTGCGAGCCAGTCCGCCGAGGGTGCCCATCCGGCCCGAAAACGCCGATGCGGCGGCGTCGGTGTTGACCCACCCGTCCCGGAACCGCCCCAGAGCGGGTATCGCGTTGGTCAGCGCCGACCCGACGGTGCGTCCCAGCCCCGTCACGGTGGTGGCGGCGCGGGAGATGTAGGGGGTGATCCCGGTGGCGAGACCTCGCCCGAGATCGCCCCCGACCTTGGTGCCCGTCGCCGTGCCCAGGCCCGCCAGTTGAGAGGTGACCTGCGTCGTGACGGACCGGCCGAACCCGCTCAGCGACGGAACGATCTGGATGTAGGCGGTGCCAGCGCTGTAGGGCACGGGGTGCGGTCACCCCCTGGCAAGCATCATCTGGACCCGCTGTCGGTGTCGCTGGTAGCTCTCGGATGCCTCCAGCCGGTCCCGCGCCAGTTTGGGGCGCGGCATCTGGCCGGGTTTTTGGGGTTTGCCGGTGCGCTGAGCGTCCAGGGAGGCCCGGATGGTCAACAGGATGTCGGCGATGTCGGTCAGCGCCGCCCGCTCCGGAGTCCAGGTGTGCGCGTCGACCGACCGTGGTGTGGCCGGCTGGGGGCGGGCGAGTTCGGCGTCTCGTTGCCGCCGGGCGATCTCGTCGTCGTCGCGGATGGCCACCTTGTAGTGACCGTGGTCGGGCAGCCGCTCGATCAGCCGGTAGAGCTGCGGCCACGGCCGCTCGCCCCGGAAGAACTCCAATATGTTGATCCCCAACTCGCGTTGGAGGTCGTATTCGATTGCCTCGCCGTGGTCCTCGATTAGCGCGACGAGGCCCGCGAACCCCCCGGCGGCACCGCCGACAGTCCAAAGTGGTCGGCCATGTCGGCGACGAGACCGTTGAGTGCTCCTGCCGGGGCATCGCGCATCAGCTCGTACACGCGGTCGTACTCGTCGCCGGTCAACAACTCCAGGCGTTGCCGGGAGCTACCGGACTCCTCGATTTCCAGCAGGACCGCGCCAGAGGGGGCCGAAATGCTGATCTGCTCCCCGTCCTCCAGTTCCAGCACGAAGGGGTCCTTCTGGGCTTCGGACACGTAGCGGCTGTACTTGTAGGTCTTGGCCATCGTGGGGGTGGTTCTCCTGGTTCTTACTCGGTCGTGTCGGTTGTGTCGGTGGGAAGCTCGGCGTCCGTGGTCGCGTCCGGGCTCGGGGGACGCACTGCTGCGGGCTCGTCGGCAACCACGGTGTAGCCATGCCCGAGGGTGAGCGTGCGGATCTCGGACTCGTCCTCGGTGCGGTAGGTCCTGCCGTCGGGTGCGCGCAGGGTGGCCATCGCGGATCTCCTGTGTTGGATGGGGCGGACTGGCAGGGATGCGCGGCGCGAAGGGTGTGGCGCGACGCCACGGCCACCCGGCCCGTGAGCGCCGCGCCACGACTAGGGCGGGATCACTCCTCGGGGGCGGTGTCCGTGGTGAAGCCCATGTCGTCCAGCAGCGCCTTCCAACCGGGGCCGCCGAAGAACATGCGCATCGCGGTCTGGGCCTCGTCGTCGTACTTGGCGGTGAGCGTCACGTCGTAACCGATGGGGTCCCCATCGTCGGACCACTTCTGGTCGCCGGTCTCAGTGACCGACGCCTTCGGTAGCAACTTGGCGACATAGATCGTGTCGGCCCCGGCACCGTCCACGAACAACCCGAGCGCCCGGAAATAACGCGTGGCCGGGCGGGACGGGCGATCGAAGGTGACCTCGCCGGTCATGGGGTCCGGGGTGACCCCGGACAGGTCGAGGCCCTCGTAGAGTTCCAGGGTGCGCCGCTTGGTTTCCTGCGCCACGACTTTCAGGCCGTCGGTCTGCTTGGTGATGTCGGTACGGGTCGGCTCGACCGCACCCCATGACTCGACATCGGAGGTGTCCACCGACCGGGACCAGGTAGCGCCGTCCGATTTGGACACCCAACCGAGGTCCTCGTAGCCGGATGGAAGCGGCACCAGGTCTGCGGAGCTGCCGGTGGTCAGTGTCGTGGGCAACTCGGCCGAATGGTCGGCGATGAACACCGACCCTTCCAGCGCTTTGCGGATCAGCTCGGACTGCTTGCGCTTGAGCGCGCTGTAAGAGGTCGACGGTGCGGGAGTCGTCACAATGTCTCCTTAGGACTTCTCGGTGCCTACGCGGGTGCGACGCCAGGCCAGCCGGTAGTAGGCGCGATCACAGCGCTCGTCGTCGCTGGTGGCATACGGCACGCGGGTCGGCGGGTTGTCGGTGCGCACGCTGTCGATCAGGGCGCCCGCCGCTACGGTGCGGACGCTTCCGAGGATCACTTGGCGGCACTGTTCGCCCAGACGGCGAGCTTCGGCATGGTCGTGGCCGTAGCAGGACACCTCGACGCGGGGATAGTCGGTGATCCCGTCGTCGGAGCCACCCACCCGATTGACCTTGATCAGTGGCGGCGTCAGATCCGGCGGGGTGTCGCTGACCGTGGGCGCCACCTGTTCCAGCAGCGCCATCACCACGTCTTCAGCGTCGGGAAACGGCGGCAGAACCGTCCCCATGCTTATCCCGCTTCCACGATGTCGAGGGTGCGGGCCAGCACGTGACGGCCCCTGCGGTGTCGGTTGCCCCACTCCACCGCCGCCGCGTGCGGTGCCGAGGCCACGATCACGGTCATCGCCCGGTCTCGCTTGCGGCCACCGCGCCCGCCGTCCTCGGCGTGGATGCTGGTCGCGTACTGCCCAGTGACACGGGGTGCGATGTGCTGTGCGAACTGGGCTCCGCCCCTGGCTCGGTCGGTGAGCATGCTGCGCATGTCCGGGCTGAGCATCAGCTCGCCGATACCGTCGTGGTCGAGTTCGAACCGCACGTTCATCCGGTCACTCTTTCCAGGTCGATCTGACACACGCCGCCCGCATCGGTGAACGGGTTGCGCCAGCGTTGCGGCTCACCCGAGACCTGCCAGCGCGTCCCGTCGGCCAGCACGACGCGATCGGTGGCGGTCACGTCGGCATCGACTCGGGTGTAGACGGTCAGGTGCGTGGTGACCTGATCGGACCGTTCGGTGATTTCCACTGAGCCGTGTGGCGCCAGCACGCAGTCGCCGATCGTGTGCTCGGTTGCGGGCAGCGGGTCGCCGTAACGGTTGACTCCTGCCGGGCGGGACACCGTGATCGTGTGCCCGATCAGCCCTTCCGGGGTCATGAGCTGACCTCCGTGCGGCTGGTGTCCACACTGAACGCCATGGGCATGCCGACCGCTCGCCGGAGCCGGTAGCGCTGATCACGGGTCAGGCCGGTGACCCCTCGGGCGTCGGCAGCCGAGTATGCGGCCGTGTACGGGCCGATCGTGATGGATCTCCCGCCGCCGGGGGTGGGCACGGAGGTCCGTCCCAGCTCCAGCGCCACCGCCAGCACTCCGGCGGGCACGGGATCGGGCACGGCGCCGATTTCGCCGATGATCAGGTCCACTACCCAGTCATGGATGGCGGCCGAGCTGGCGTCGCTGACGGGACGGCCCGACAACGCGGTGAGCGTGGCTGCGGTGAACAGCTGCACCACGGGTTACTCCGTGCGCGCCCGTCGAGCCTTGGCGGGCGGGTCCGATTCGGACTTCGCCTCACGGACACCCATGTCGGCCGGGAGCTTGCGCAGCTCGGCGGCCGTCTTGGCGTCCACATCGGCCACGCCGTCCACGAACCGCACGCCGAGGTCGCGCACGATCAGGCCGGGGTGTCGTTCGCTGGTGAACTTCACGACCCACCGCCCTTCTTCTTGTTGTGGCTGCCCGGCTTGGGGCCAGGTTTGGCCCCGCGCCCGGACTTGCGCTGGTCTTTCGGCGTTCCCGGATTCGGCTTGCCGCCCATAGGGATCAGTCCGCCTGCGGGGCCGTGGTGAGGCCGGTGATCTTGCCGTGGCTGCGTTCGTTGCCGTAGGCCAGGCCGACCTCGCCATAGATCTGGAACCTGTCGCTCGCGCCCGTCTTGGCCAGCGGCTCCGTGAACAGGAAGCCGCGGCCGGGCACCCGCAGGAACACCGGAGCCAGCTCGTCCAGCGACGCGACGACCACCGTGTCGGCAGGCATGTAGCGGTTGAGCATCAGGTTCAGCCGCCCGAAGTCCGTCTCGATGGTCTGCAACGAGACCCCGCCGACGTTGCGGGTCTGCTCGCGATAGCCCCGGTCCGAGATGAACGCCTTGGTCAGCTGCCGCTTCTGCCAGGCGTTGCAGATCAGCGTCGCCGTCTCGCTGACGGTCAGGCCACCGTTCTCCCAAGTCGTCTGGAGCAGGTCCACGATCACGCCCTCGGTCAACTCGGCCGGGGTGGCGTTGGTGATCACGTTGGTCTCGATGGCTTGGAGCAGCCCACGCGTTTTGCGCGGCTGGGCGTTGTTGGTGGGCTGGGCGAACGTGCCGGTGATGAAGGACAGTTCGATGTCGCGTGCGATCTGCTCCAGGTGCCGTTGGGTCTGCCAGGTCAGCTCGTCGCCGACCGGGTTGGTGCCGCTGATCGCGGCCGAGGTCGGCACGTTCGAGCCCGTCGCCGCGAACTGGCCGGTCGCGGCCTCGCGGGTGTAGGTGATCGACAACGCTTCCTGGTGGATCTCCACCACGTTGAAGTTGTTCCAGCGCGTCCGGGCCTCGGGCTCCGGAGCGTCCGCGCCTTCCAGACGCTGCCGGGCGTTGTCGGCCGCGCGCAGGTCGTAAGACTGCCAGGTGAAGATCGTGGAGTCGGTCGACTGGCCGCCGGTCAGCCCGCCGATCGAGGACAGCAGCGGGGTATCGCTCGGCGTGACCGCGAACAACTCGCCCACATAATTCGGGCTATTGAACGTGGTGAGCATGCCGGTAATGCCGGGCATCGTGTCTCCTGTTCTATCTACGACGCCGACACCGCGACACCCGCGTTAGCTCCGGCCCTTGTCGCCGAGCAGTTGCGCGGTCTTGAGCCGCAAGGCTTCCCGGTGATCGCCCTTGCGCTCGGCCTCGCGGATCTGGTCCGCGACCGACAGGCCGCCCCGCGCTCCCTGGCCCGGATCGGGGTTGGGTCCCCGACGGCCGCTCTCGGCCGCCAAGTGCGGGCGGTCTTTGAGCACGGCCGCCACGTCCTCGGCGATGGCGGCGGTATCGATCTCGCCGTCCTCGCCGATGTAGCGGTCCTTGTCGTCGAGGTAGCGCGGCGCATCTGCGGGCGTGGCCCAGCCGTGGGCGGCAGCGCGGATCTCGGCGTTGATCGCAGAAGTCAGCGCGGCCTTGACACGGGCCTCGGCCTCCTCCGCACGGACCTGGTTCTTCTCGGCTTCCGTGCGGTTGGCTTCCTCGGCCTGGTCCCACTTCTTGGCCTTGGAGCTGTTCTCCTTGGCGCGGGACTCCCACTTCCGGGATTGCGCAACGGCTTGCTCGTAGAGCTTGCGGTAGTCCCGGTCCTGCTCGTCCTGTGTGGACTTCTCGTCCTGCGCGGGCGGGCTGGCCGGCTGCTGCTGACCAGTGGAGTCGGGCTGCGTGGTGTCGTCGGTCCCGCCGTTGGCGGGCGCGTCTGCGGTGGTGGTGTCGGACATTGGGTGCTGGTTCCTCCCGTGCGGGATCGCCGGGCGGTGGCGTGCGCCTGCCCGGTCGGGTGTGTGGGGTGGGTGCGCCGTGCGGCGCGCGACTCAGCGGGTCAGGTAGGCGTAGCGGCGCAGCTGGCGCACCAGCTCGTCGCGGTCCCACCCGAACTCGTCGCCGAGTCGGAAAATCTCGCCTGGTGTCAGGCGAGGAGCTTTCGTCGTGCGGTACCGGCGGCCCGGCTCCTTGCGCAGCTCGGCGTCCGTGCGTGGCCGCAGGCTGCCATCAGGCCGGATCTCGTAGCCGCCGTAGAAGGCACGCGTGGTGGTGCCTGTGGTGGTGATCTGGAGGTTCCGGCCGAATGCCTTGACCGTGGCCATCCCGCTTCGGGCGTTGACCACCTGCGAGATGTCGCCGCCCATCCGGATGACCTCGGCGTTGGCCGTGCCAAAGCGCCGATTCTGCTCGGCCTCGCTCATCGCGTGGAACAGCGCGGTCGGGTCGTTCTCCGGCCGCCCAGCGCGCCAGTCCGCTCGGGTGACCGGGACCATCGTGCAGTCGCAGCGCGGGTGCCGGAGGAAACCAGTGCTGTAGCGGTAGAACTTCCCGGCGAGCACGATGCAACGGTCGCAGGCCGGAAGCCGGACCACCCGCTCGTGCCCGGCCACGCCAGGATGGGCTGTCTCGGCGACCTGCACGGCCGAGCGGCCCGCATCGTTGATCTCGGTCGAGACATAGGTCAGCGCCCGCCGGAGCCCGGCCTGATGCGCGTCCGTTGTGGACATACCCGCGAGCAGATTCTGAAGCAGCCACACCCGCAGCGCCGTGCCCAGCCAGTCCAGGCTCATGCCGCCAGCGGTGACACCGCCGAAGCTCACGGGCAGCACCGAGGCCACCGCGGATTCGTCGGTGCCGGACACAGCCTTGTCCACGAACGGTTCCGCCAGCGCGGCGACATAGATCTGGCCAGCCGTGACCGCCGAGATGAACACCGGCAGGATCTCGCTCGGGTACGCGGCGGTCAGCTGGTCGGGCGCGACCTCGCGCCACGCCTGCTGCACGTCGTCTGCTGCCCGCCGAACGGCCGCCTGGGTGGCGTCTTGGTGGTCGTAGGCGATCTCGGTGCGCTCGGCCGTCGGCGCGGTCATCCGCTGGCGCTACCGGCGGGGACCGGACTCCGCTGCGCGGCGGCCGACGGCTCGGCTTTCGGCCCTGTCTCCGCCGCTGGGTCGTAGACCGCGCGGGTCACGTCCTCGCGGTCTTCGCTTTCCATGTCCCGGATCTGCGCGGCGGTGAAGCCGAGCGTGCGCCGAGCCATCCGGCGCGGCACCAGCTTGTCCGCGCTGTAGAGCTTGACCACGGCGTCGGACTTCTGTGCGAAAGTTGGCGTGGCCGCATCAGCCCACACGGTTTCCATCCAGCGCGCCGAGTCCGGCACAACGCCATCGCGCACGAGCATCACCAGCCGCATGATCCGTTCCCACGCGGTCTCGAAGCCCTTGATCCGCCGCTCGGCCCGCTTCACATGCCGGGACTCGGCCGCCCGGATGCCATCAGCGGACGCCGGGTTGTCGCTGGAGTAGCCGAGGTTGTGCAGGCTCAGACCGGACACTGTGGACACCTGCACCGCCAGTGCCCGCAGCGTGTTGTGGAAGTTGGTCAGATCGGCCTCGTTGAACTGGCCGACCTCCACTCCATCGTCCTTTTTGGTCTTGGAGGTGGACCAGATCTTGCCCGCGATCGTCTGCCACACCGAGACCTTCTTGCCGTCCGGGTCGCGAAAGTCGTCCTCATCGAACCCGAGCGCCCAACGCCTTGGCATGGCATGAAATTCGGCCGAGATCATCATGTCCGTGGCGATCTTGCACGCCGCGTCCGACAGTGGGATCACATCCGCCAGCTCGGACGTACCGAGCGGATACCACAGCTGCGGCCGGTTCACGATCGGAACCACCAGGACTTCGCCCAGGCCGTGATCGTCGCGGGAGACCTCGATGTAGCCGCCGCTGTCACGGGAGACGACGAAGGTCACCGTGTAGTCCGGCAGGTACAGCGTGATGAAGTACCGGATCTCACCGTCCGGTGTGGAGTCGTGCCAACGCTTGATCGCGGCGATGACCTGCCGGGTCGCCGGGTCCAGCTCCACATGGACCTCAAGCGGCGACTCGATCGTCACCAACGGGTAGCTCGCGTCGGCCGGGCGCGGGTTGGCGCCCACGATCGCGTAGGCCCGCTTCATCACCATCGCGGTGACGTGTGCCTGCTGATAGCCCGCGTCCAGGTCGTTGTACTGGGCCACGTGCTCCAGGTCGGTGTCGAGCTTGGGCTTCCCGCCGAGCCGGAAACCTTGGAGGTCGATCCTTTCCTCCAACGCGTCGACCACCAGGCGCGGCCAGTTGATCACCACTTGACGGACCCGCTCGTCCAGCGTGTCCATCAGCTCCGGGTGCATGTACGACAGCCGCTGCTGGCCCTCGTAGTACTCCAGCAGGCGACGCAGCTCCGGAAGCTCGGCATTGTGCCGATGCACCAGCCGTGTCAGCCACTGCTGGTCGATCTCGCTCGGAACATCGCCGATCGCCACCCGCTCACCCCCTTGACGCCGGTCGTTGGTGGGGAACGGGTGCGCGGTCGGTCTAGTGGCCCGGCTGGCAGCGCAACTCGTACAACCGCCAGGCTTCGTTCGCTAGCTGTCCTCAAAGTCGGTAGGGCGATCCGGCGGTTTGACGCATGGTGAGTGGGCATGTGCTGCACACTGCACGATGTGACGAAGGGCGATGAGATCCGTAACGAGATCACTGGCTCTGTGCGGGGGAATGTTCTCCAGATCGGCAATATGTATGGCGATGTCGTGGGGTGGCACCAACCGTCTGCTGCGCACAGTGCGGACCAGTCGCTACGCGAGCCTCTCTGGCGTCTCACCCGCGAGGTCCGGGAAGCCAGCGCAAAGGAAGTGCGGAAGTGGGGGATCAGCGGTTCTGGCGCGTTGTCGGTGCGGTGGCGCACCGCCACCGATGACCTACTCGATCACTGGGAGAACATCCACGACAGCGCCGAGCCGGTGCCGCTGGAGGGGCACTTCACGGCCGTCCGGGAGACCTACCAGGCGGTTCACTCGAAGCGGTTGGTGATCGTGGGCCAGACCGGGGCGGGCAAGACCGTGCTGGCGCACCGCCTGATCCTCGACCTGCTTGACACCGACGGCGTCACCGGCCCGGTGCCGGTGCTGTTCAGCCTCAGCGACTGGAACCCCGACTCGACCGATCTCCAGCTCTGGTTGATCCAGCAACTCGTCCGCGACTTCGGGTTCCTCAACGACAAGAACCCCGCCACGGGCGAGACACAGGCCGAAATCCTCGTCAAGGAGAAGCTGATCCTTCCGGTCCTGGACGGCTTTGACGAGATCCCACACCAGCACCACCGTGCCGCCATCGGCAAGGTCAGCAACATCGACTATCCACTGGTCGTGACCAGTCGCCCGGACGAATACCGCGAGGCCGCTCACGTGGTCAAAGCGGTCGGCCGCGCCGCTGCCATCGAACTCCAGGAAGTCGCCCGCGATGAAGCCCACCGGTTCTTACGCCTGAGCACCAGCAAGTCCCGCAGCCGGGAATGGGACGCGGTGTTCGAGCACCTGGAAACCCAACCCGATCAGACTGCCAGCCAGAACCTCACCCGCGTGTTGAAGACACCGCTGATGGTCACGCTCGCCCGCACCGTCTACAACGACACCCCGGACCGCCATCCCCACGATCTCCTTGAGAGCCAACGTTTTCCCACCGCTGCGGCGGTGGAAGACCATCTCCTGGACGCCTACATCGACACCGTCTATACCCACCGCGACCCCGGCCCGCGCGGTCCACGACACCCGAACTGGACCCCCGACCAAGCCCGCCACTGGCTCGGCTACCTCGCCACCCACCTCATGCACCGCACCACCCACGACCTCACCTGGTGGCAGCTCCCCGCCACCCTCCACCGCCGGACCCGCATCCTCGTCCTCACAGCAATCTTCGGGCTCGCGGCCGGGCTCGCGTTCGGGCTCTGGGTCGGGCTCGCGTACGGCCTCGCGGCCGGGCTCGCGTACGTCGGGTTCGGGCTCGCGTTCGGGCTCGCGTTCGGGCTCGGGGTCGGGCTCATCAACGAAGTGCGATTTTCTCGCGGGCGCACGGGACGAGAACCGGAGCGACTACGCCTGAGTCTGCGACGGCGAGGCCGTGATCCACGCGCCGGGTGGATAACCTACCTCAAGAAGCCCACCGTCGAGTTTACTAGCGGGTTCGCGGTCGGGCTCTCGTTCGGGCTCTCGTACGTGCTCGCGTACGGGTTCGCGGTCGGGCTCTCGTACGGGCTCTCGTACGGGCTCACGTACGGGTTCGCGTTCGGGTTCGCGTACGGGCTCCCAAGTGTCGTCGTGTCAGCTCTCGGAGATACCTACGACCCCCACGCCACCGACCGGTGGACACTCCTAACCCGTGACCGAACGGTCACCCTCGCCCAAACGATCGCAACGACTGTGCTCGTGGGCGGGTTCGCTTACGGGTTCATGGTCGAGTCCTTTGGTATGCTCCGTAACCTCATTTTCGGGCTCGTCTTGGGTTCCGCATTCGGAATTGTCCGCTTGGCGCTCTCGGCATGGGGGAGCTGGCTGCTGTTCGCACGCCTGTGGCTGCCGCTGACCGGTCGTTTGCCGTGGCGTCCAAAGCGCTTTCTCGAAGACGCCTACGACCGTGGCGTACTGCGCACGACAGGCGCGGTCTACCAATTCCGCCACGCACGGCTCCGTGACCACCTCGCCGACCACTATCGCAGTCAGTCGAACCTCACCGGACCACCATCCGCCCGGACCGCGCGTGCTTCTGTGCCAGTTCGCGCCAGCGAGTGATAGCCATCGCGGCTGTGGGCACGGCGTCGATGCGTTTGCCGACGGCGCCCCGGTCGGGCTTGTCGGGCCGGAGCTGGTCGGCGTCCCCAGCGGGGTGGCGCACTTCCACCGCGTCGAAACACCACTCGGCGACGGGGTTGGCGTGGTGGTTCCAGGTGCGCGCCTTGGTCAACGCCATCAGCTCGGTCAGCCCGAACGTGAGCCCGCGGTAGGTCTGCGGAATGGGCGCGAGGTCCAGCCGTGTCTTCTTCTGGATCTCCTGCCGGACCGGCTCACCGGACCACTCGTCGTATCCGGCGGCCATGACCTTGAACGTCTGGCAGTCTTCGGCGATGTCGGCGTAGATCACGTCGTAGTCGATGACATCGCCGGGTGTGACGGTGATCCATCCGCCGTCGGCCCACTGCGAGACCCGCCCGTTGGTCCGCCCGTCGAGGAAGGTCACGGCCGCTTCGGGCAGCCAAAACCGCCACATTATCGAGGGCACGCCGTCCAGGCCGTCGGGCACGAACAATGCCCACGCGGTCATGTCGAGCTTGGCCGCCAGGTCGAGCCCGCCGTAGGCCCGGCGGCCGGCTAGCTCGGCGCGCAACCAATCCGGGGCCGGGGCCACGGTGCCCGCGCACTGCCGGTACAGGTGCATCGGCATCCAGCGGTGCGCCTGCTGCACCCATTGGTTCAAACGGTACTGCCGGAAGGCGTTCTCTTTGGACGGGTCGTTCTTTGCCTCGGCGGCTTCCTGCCGCAGTGACCGGATCGAGAGGAAATCGCCCAGCGCGGGGTTGGCCAGCGGCCAGTTCTTCTCATTCCAGGGGTCGGCGTCCTCGGGGACGTTGCGGACGTAGGCGAAGCGGTGCCGCGCCCGGTCCGGGTCCTCCATGATCCGCACGCACTCGTTGTGCTCGCTGCGCGCGAACGACGCCGGGTCGTCTCCGGCCGTGGTCGCGGCGACCATCATCGGCTGCATCCGCGTGCCCATGCCGGTGCGCATGGCGTCCCACAGCCGCGCGTCGCGCTGGGTCAGCACCTCATCGAAGACGACACCGTGCGGGTTGTGGCCGAGGTTCCCGGCGGCGTCGGCGGCGACCACTTCGTAGTAGCTGCCGGTGCGCTCATCGATGATCCGTTTGATGTGGTCCTTGACCACCAGGCGGGCCGACAGGACCGGCGAGAGCTTGACCATCCGGGCGGCCACGTCGAAGACCTTGGCGGCCTGGCCCCGGTCCATGGCGCAGCCGTAGATCTCCGCGCCCTCCACACCGTCGCCGACCAGGAGGTAGAGCGCGATGAACGCCAGCAGCTCGCTCTTGCCGTTCTTGCGCGCCAGCTCGATCCAGCCGATCTGGAACCGGCGGGCGTAGGACTCCCACTCGGGGTCGTAGGTGACCTCGCCGAACAGCGGCTCGATGATGTCCCGGCGCTGCCAGGTCGAGAGCACAAACGCCTTGCGCGCCCACTTGTCCTTGGTGTGGACACACAGTTCGGCGCAGAAGGCCACGGCGTGCGCGGCCCTGGGACGGCAGAAGTGGTCGCCCCTCTTCCGGCAGGTCTTGCCGTCGAGGGTGTAGCCGCACTCCGGCAGCCGCCGCTTACGAGAGGAGGCGTTCCGCGCTCGGCCCGCTGCGGCCACCCGGCGCGTCCACCTTGAGCTGTGTGCGGTCGCTGGGCGTCAACCCAAAGCGGGCGCCGTACTGCGCGAACGTCGTTTCGGCCTCGCGCTGCACCGTCAGAGCGGGGTTCTTCACGAACCCGTTCGGTCCCTGCACCAGCAGCGCGGACCCGTTGACCAGCTTGGTCGCCTGCTTGTAGCGGCCCAGCGCTTCACAGACGACCACGAAGGCGTCCACGTCCCACGGCGTGAGCACGCCGACGGCGATCAGGCTCGGCGCCAGCCGGTCCCACACCGCGCGGGCGTCCTCGGACAGCTCCTCCGGCGGCCTGACCTCACCCTCGGGCGGGATCGGCTCGGCGTGGTTGATCCGGTCCGGGCGGTCGCCGTGCAGGATCTTGAGAGCCGTTGGCTTGGGCTTGACTCCCCGTGCTCCCACGGCAGCCTCCTACGGGTCGTTGGGGTGTGACGAGGCCCCCGCCAGATGGGGGAGCGAGCGGGGGCCTCGTCACGATCGGGAGGGGATCAGGTACCGGAGCTGCGGCCACCCGCAGCGCCCGGCGCGCGAAGACCGAGCCGACGCGCGGCACCGCGAATCAACGCACCACTAACGGAAAACGCCCGACGCATGGATTACCTCCTCTCCTATTCCTCGTCCATCGGCACACCGAGCACGCGGGCCACGGCGTAGCCATCCATGTACTTGTCGCCGATGGCGAGAAGCCCGGCGTTGCGCAGGAACCGTTCCTTGTCCTCGCGCGACTTGAAGCACACCGCGATCCAATACTCGGAATCCGTGGCGAGCCGGAAGCGCTCGGCCTCCCGCTTCGCTCGATCCCGGAACCCTTGCTGTAGTGCGGTCAGTTCCCTACGGGAGTCCTCCGGTAGGTCTCCGGTGTAGTCGACCTCGGCCAGCGGGTCCGGCTCCGGCTCCTGGTTGAGCTGCGCCAACAGGTCCTCATTGGACCCGCCCATCGGTGCGGCTGAACCGGCGAGCTGTGCCATCACATCGTCGTTAGAGTCCGGCACGGAACAGCTCCAGATCCGCCAGCGGGAACCACTCCAGGATGCGGTCGTAGTCCCGTGGCCGGTTGTCCTTGATCGGCTTGAGGAACCGGAGATCCAGGCCGTCGAAGGTGCGGTTGAACCACTCGTAGTCGATGGGCAGCGGGCAGTGGTGCTCGGCGAGCGCGGCCCGGACATGCCGGATACGCCAGTCCCACACCGGGCTGACCTTCATCACGTGCTCGCGCATCGGGCCGTGGCCCTTTATCGCCGTGCGGCGGTTGGGCGAGTCCGCCGCTCGGATGCCGTCAGCGGTCCACGTCGCCGCCGGGTCCAGGTCGTAGTAGCTCTCGCACAGCATCCGCGAGATGTCGATGTAGTCCGGCTCCGGCAGTTGCGCGGCCTCGATGATCCGGATGTGCTCGGGCACCTGGAACGTGAGGTTGTTCAACCACCGGAACAGACTCGGATGCGGAAGCTGCGGGATCGTGACCCCGAAGTACCGCTCGTAGTCCGCCAGCGACTCGTCCACGAACTCCAGACCGGGCACCAGGTACAGGTGGAACGGCCGGACCTCCACTCCGGAATCCCGCAGGGCCAGCCATGCGGCCAGCGAGTCCTTACCCCGGCTGAACGCCAGCAGCACGGGAAGGCCCTTGCGGGCCAGCTCGGTACGGATCTCGGCCGACGGCGCCGCCCCCTCGATCACGATCGGGGCGGTCTGGTCGGCGGTCGGGTTGATCACCAACGGGCACCACCCCCGACCGCGCACCGAGAGTGACCGATATGTGTCGGCACAGATTCGGGCCTGGCTGACGATCCGGCTTGCCGGGTGGGGGGAGGGGTGACCCCCTGGGGGCCTCGGCGGGCGCGGTTAGCCCCCTCTTGTAGTGGGGTCGATTGCGGTGGCCCGGTTGTGGCAGGTCTGGCACATGCCTCGCCCGTGTGCGGGGTCATTCGGGTCTTGTCCATTTCGGATGAGTGCTCGCCGCGTGGCTGGCCAGTGGTCGGCCACTGTGGACGGTTGGCCACAACTGCGGCCGGAATGCTGCGGGCATTGGGTATCGGTGCATCGGCACCATGGGTCACGGGCCAACACGGCGGTACGGAAGCGGCGGTGCCCTGCTGTTCGGTAGCCCTGCTGTGCAGGGTCGGCCCTGCGGCGATTGGCTGCCTGCCTTGCATGCTCGGCACAGCGGCCCCGACCAGGGGCAGGCTCACCACAACCGGGCACAGTGCACGGGGCAGGGGCACGGTACGGCATGCCCTGCCCCCTGCCTGCCCTACAGGGCACCGGAAATACACCACGGGCAGGGAGCTACCGGGGGCCGAGATGCACCCTTGTACGGGCCTCACAGCGGCCGGAATTACACCAGCGGGGGAACTACCCCGGAACGGGCAGTGCCCCCAACCAGTCGGCCGGGGGCACTGTGGACGGTCGGTCATCACTTAGCGGCCACGATGTCTAGTGCAGTGGTGAATGCCTTGTTCTTGATCTTGTCATACTCACCGGTAAAGCTCCGGTCGGCACGAGCGGTGACCGACTCCTCTTCACCCTTGCCGACCACGGGAACGAACCAATCCAGGTATTCCACAACGGAGTTGTATCCGGCCCAGACGGTGCCCCGGATGTCTTCCTGGGTGTCGGCAGACTTGAACAGTGCGGTAAGAGCTTCCCACTGTTCTTGTTCCGGCTTCCTCCAGTCATCTAGAGGTTTCCGGAACTTCTCTGGCCATAGTTCCTTGACATACTGGCCGAACACTTCGGTGTCCAGCTGAGTGTTGATCATGCTTTCGGCCTCTGCCTGGAAGACCGACAGCCACTCGAAGTTGATCTTGAGTGCTTCCCTGGCTTCCTGGAGCTTTCCGGCGAGTCCCGACGAATGCCGGAAGGTGTAGGCACTTCGGTGGTTGCGGAGAGCTGCCCTTTCAGTGTTGGCACAGACCACCCGGACCGGGGTGGTGACCACCTTGAGCTTGCCCTGTCCGGAGTAGTTCTGGAAACCGGCGAGATACAGCCCGACCTCATCGGTTCCACCGATCTTGATCGACTCCGGAAGCTGCATAGTAAGGAAGATGTCCTTACCATTCCGGAGTGATCCCCCAGTGTCGAACACGGCACCGGAAGTGTCCACAATGGCTTGCATGAAGTCGGCGAACTCTTCCGGTTGAATGATCGGGTACTCACCGGACACGATGCCGAGCGGTTGTAGCTCTCCGGTCTGCGGGACGGTCCGGAAGGTGTTCACCCAGCCCGGTATATCCATCAGTTCCACAGTGTCCATTTCGGACACTTCCGGGCTGTCATCTGGCCGATCGGCATCCTGGCGAACGGTGCACTTCTGAGTGTGCTTGGCTCCGACCTTCCTCCGACACTCGGGGCACTTGCCAGTAGGGACTAATCCGGTGATACCGAAGGACTTCCGGACATTCCAGCCGGACAGGTGGGCAAGGTCTAGCACTTCCTGTGCCTTCATCGGACCGGGGGCAACGGTGCCCAACCGGTGCCAGCCGGGCTCACGGGCGGCAGCAAAGGCATAGCTGCCATCGGCGAGCTTCTCAAGCTCATGGGACATGTGCGGCTCTCCCTGGGGTGTTGGTTGCTGTCTTGCTGACAGGACCAACATTAACCACCGACAAGATGATTGTCCTCTGTATGTGATACATAACACTATGACTAGACAATCATTTGTTTGACCCTGCATTCTGGGTCTGTCAGCAAGACAGCAACCCACGACAGCAGGGAGGCACCACCCCATGAAGCTGAGACGAGGCCGGAACATGCGGCCACGACCGGCGACACCACCCCGACCACCCCGGACCGAACCGGTAACGGTCGAGCAGCTGTCCGAGCAGGACGCCGACCGGGTAGGCCGCATGGCCTACTACGGCGGTACGGACTGCCTCGATGGCAAGGGCAGCGTGATCGGTTGGGAGAAGCTCACGCCGGAGCGGCGGGACTACTACATCGGCATCGCCGCGTGCGTTCTCGTCGAGCACTGCCTCATCCGGGGTGTCGAGGTCATTGTGAGGCGGCCCCGGTGAACGCCGTGCTCGCCACCCTGGCAGCCCTGTCGCTCGGCGGCGGGCTGCTGGGGTGGATCTGGACGAAGAACTGGCGCGTCGGCGCGACCGGCCTCGTGATCATGTTCGTGATCGCGGTGATCGGCGGTCAGCTCGCGGGAGGCGGGTCATGAGCGGCTGCGGCTGCGCCTGCTCGTCGGGTGGCTTTTGCGGTGGCTGCGGTCACGCGGATTGCGGGGGTCGGGCGAAAGCCCGGCCCTCCGGCCCTGCCCCGGTGGCCAAGCGGTGCACCTGTCCGGTGCCGCACACGTCGCCGGACGATGCGGGCATCACCCGGCGCGATTGCCCGGAGCATGGTCGTCTGCTCCCGCCGTCGATCTACCGGCCTTCCGGTCCGGTGGCGTGATGCGCGTGAGCCGGAAGTGGTGTCGTCGCGGCGGGGACCGTGCCCGCGACACCGTTGACTACGCCGCCGCGTTGGCGGTGTCGGTGGTGGCTAGGGCCGTGACCGCGCGGCCCTGGCGCCGTCGTCGTGGACGGCACGCCGCGATGACGGTCGTGCGCTTCGACGGCGTGGTGGTGTTCGCCGATGGGCGGACCCACCTCGTCCGCATCACCCCGGAGCTTGTTCTCCAGTGGTGCGCCCCGAAATCCCAAATGGTCGAGGCCGAGGACGCGCTTCGGGCGATGTCCTCGGCGCTCGCCGCCATCCTCAAGCAAGACAAGGACGACCAATGAGCGAACAGCTCAAGTTTGGCTATAACAAAGGGCTTCCGCCCGATGTGACGACCGCCTGGGGCTGCCGGGCGGTCGTACACCCCGACGGCTTCGGCCTCGATGTCCCGCCGGACCGTGAGTCCGGCTTCGGCGACTGGCACACGCTGATCGGCTACCTCCGCGACCACGACGGAGAAGGGTGGATCAGCAAGGCGACCATGATGTTCGCGTCCGGTGAGCTGTCGGTGCGCTCTGGCACCGAGGTCGTTCTGTTTGAGAACGACCGTGCCGTGATCAAGGCGAACCCTCAGCGCAGCCACGGCTACCTCTACGTCTGCGCTTACTGGAAGCCTGAGCCCGCCGGAAGCGATGGCCCGCCGGCCTTGCGTGAGCTGCTGCGGCTGGACGGGTGATGACGATGACGAAACCCGTGGACCCGCAGGAGGTGCGGGGGAAGATCGCCGCGCTGTTCGGCGGCCGTGCGGTCGAGTTGGCCGCTAAGGAAAACCCGCACTCGCGGGTGGACTACACCGACCCGGAGGTCGCCGCGCTCGCCGACATGGCGGGCGCCGATCTGGTCAGGGACTGGAACGAGGGCGACGGTAGCGCTGCCGCCCTGCTGTTCGAGATCGCCGACGAGGAGGGCTGGTCGTGAGCCAACCGATCATCTGCAAGGTGTGCAACCTCGCGCTGGATGGGTTCACCAACGAGGAGGGCGTGACCTACCGGCACACGATCTCGGACGCGATGGACGGCAAGGACATCAACCACGAACCGGTGCCGATCCCGGCTCCGCCAGGGTGGCGCGGTCACTGCGACTTCTGCACCGCTGGGGTGCCCAAGTTCGTTGTGCCCGCCCGGGACTTCACCCCGCCCAACGCGCCGAACGGGTTCAGCACGGGCGACTGGGCAGCGTGCGAGTGGTGCGCCCTGCTGATCGGCGCGGACCGCTGGCCGAGCGTCGTGAAGCGGGCCGCGAAGCACTTCCAGCGGCGGATGGGCTTCCCGATGCCGTCGAAGTCGCGGAAAGCCGTCCAGGCGCTGTACCGCACGCTCGCCGAGAACATCACCGGCCCGATCCGGCCGATCGAGGGAGACGAGTCATGAGCCGAGAGATCCTGACGGGTCAGGAACCGGAGCCGGAGCCGGAGGCGCCTATCTGCCCAACGTGCAAGGAGCCGATCACCGGGGCCATGTTCGGGCCGCGCGAGGAGTGCTTGCGCTGCTTTGAGGCAGGCTTGCCGCCGATCCCGCCGGAAGGTGTGGAGGAGACCGGCGAGTCCTGGTCGGACGTGTACGTGGGGGGTGGTGACTGGTGAGCAGGACGCACTCGCCGACGCACCTGGGCTGCCAGACCTTCCGGTTCATGGTTTGGCAGTGGTGCATCACCACCGCCGAGGAGTTGATCCGGGCCGATGGGGAGGCTGCCGCGACCTTCTACCCGGAGGGCGGCATCACCACGCTGGATCAGTTCCTCCCGCTGGAGCCGGAGAAGCCGGGCTACATGCGGCTGATCCAGATCGAGGTCGACCACGACTACGCCATGACCCAGACCGACCTGACCAAGCCGATCATCGTCGCGCCGATCAAGCCGGAGAAGGGCGAGTACGGCGTGATCGTGATCGACGGCTGGCACCGGGTCGACCGGGCTCGTAAGGAGGGCCGCGAGCACTTGCCGGTCTACATGCTCTCCCCGGATGCCGAGCAGGCGTGCCGAATCCCGATCTTCATCTAGGAGGTGAACACCCCGTGACAGGCGACAGCCCCGGTCGCGTAGCGGCCGGGGCTATCGTGTCTTCCTGCAATCAGTTGTCAGCAAGACAGCAGGGAGACCCCCGGATGGTACGTGACCCGCTTCTGCCCAAGTTGCTCTCGGTGACCGAGGCCGCCGACGTCCTTGGGCACAACCGGTCCTACGTACACCAGTTGATCAAAGAGGGCAGTTTGCCCGCCGGGAACGCGGGTACAACCGTGGTCCTGGCCGAGGCCACCGTGCTCCGGTACAAGGCCGGTGAGCGGTTCCCCTTCCCGACGCTGCTGGTCGTGCATGTCTACGACGAGGACGCCGACGGCTGGACCGAGGCGAGCCGGACGGCGGTCGCGCCGGATTACGAGATGCCGGATGCGTTCCGCCTGGAGGACATCGCCGGGGTGGAGGGTCGGTCGTACCGCGTCGAGCTGCTGGACAACCAGGGCAAGACGCTCGGGATGAAGACCGTCGAGCCGACGAGCTGATAAGGGGGGTTATCAGGGTCCGGGGGCCTGCGGCCACACACTTCCGGACGATGACGACACCGATCTTGCACGCAGCTCAGCGCCTTGGCAAGTTTCAGGCGGCGTGTCGTGGCCGACTGACGTGGGTCAGCGCGAGGTCACGCACGTCGCCGAATCGATAGACCGGGCGGCCCCGGCCGTCGGTGCCGTGGGCGACGATCCGGCCCCGGTTCACCCAGGAGTCCCAGGTGCCGCGCGGGATGGTCTTGTCCAGCAGCAGCCGAGCCCAGCCCAGCGCCACGGTCGCGGTGACCCGCAGGTCGGCCGCGTAGTCGATCATCCAGTTGCGGCGTTCGTCCACGTCGTGTTCGGTGCCGCAGCTGCCGCACTGCACCCGGCTCGCGCCAGGGCGGGCGTAGAGGTGATCGGGACACCTGCCGCCCTCGACCTGCGCATCGCACGGCCCGGCGTAGATCCGGTCCGGTGGGCGATCGATGACCCGGCGGACGCGAGCGACGACGTGAGTGATTTCGTCGTACAGCTCGTCGGCCGCCGGGTGCAGTGCGAGCAGTCCGGGCAGGCCGACCATCCAGGCGACCGCGCCCGCGGTGGACCCGGCGGGCGGGAGCAGGTGTGGGTTGCACTCGTGCACGTCGCGCGCCCAGGTCGAGATCGTGTTCGCCAGCACCCAGCCGATCTCGCTGGCGGCTTCGTGGAACGGCATCGGCTGGGTGGCCGAGTGGGCGACCACGCCTGTGCCGGTGGACAGGACGCTCTGCCGGGACAGCGTGATGCCGAGTTCGGCGATCAGGCCGCGCCCGCCCTGGCCGTCGGTGGCCAGGGCGCGCAGGGCGGCCAATAGCTCGTCCAGGCAGCTTGAGCAGAGCATGTCGTTGGTCGGCCGAGTGCAGCCGGTGACACAGGCGTGCTCACCCATCGCGGCCACCGCTTTCGGCCGCCGACCAGACGGCGGCAGTGAGCAGCGCAGCGACACCGAGCACCAGCCACATCAGCTCGCCGGTCCAGATGGCGGCGACGAGCCCGGCGATCAGCAGCGTGAACCCCACCGCGCCGAGCGTGGGCAGCGTGCGGCGGGTCATGCGAACACCACCCACAGCAGCGCGAGCAGCACGAACACGGCCACCGAGGTCACGAGCACCGCGACCTTGGCCCAGCACCGGGGCGGACGGTGGTTCATGCGGCCTCGGCCTCCCCGTAGCCGGCCTGGTGCAGCAAGGTCACCAGGTTGGCCAGTTCCAGCCGCACGGGCATGGCGAGCGTCGGGTCGCTGACGTGTGCCACGTCGGGGTTGCGGACGGTTTCGATCAGCGCCGCGAGGTCTGCGGCGGGGAGCCACGCCCACCACACGCCGGGGTCGGACTTGCCGTCCCGGCGTTGGACGACCACGCCGTAGTCGGCCCCGGCCGCCACCGCCTGCTCGGTGGTCTCGGCGAGGATGCCGGTGATGTCCAGTGTGGACAGACTGCCGCGCGCTTTGACCTGCCAGACCAGGCCGGGCGTGCCCCGGATGTCGCCGAGGTCGGCAGAGACCCGGTCGGAGCTGCGCCAGCCGTTGTCGGACTTGCGCTCGGCGTCGGGCCAGCCGTGGACCCGCAGGTACCGGCCGACGTCGCGTTCGGCCCGGATGCCTTTCTCGCGGTTGGCACGGCCGATCTCGGCGCGAGTGCGTGCGGTTGTTCCCCTGCTCACGGTGGTCCTTCCTCGTCGGTGAGCTGGTCGGTCATGACGCCTGCCTGTCGTCGTCGGGCGGGTCGGTCGAGCCGTGGTCCTTGCCCAGGGCGGCCCGGACCAGCGCCATGCCCCGGCGGGCGCGGTCGGCGGCGGTCGGGTCGTGGTGGCACAGGGCGGCGCCGACGTAGCCGGTCTGGTCGCACATGTCGCAGGCGGCGATGGCGTGCGCTCGGGTCTCGGCGCGCTGGTGCACCGCCTCCGCGCGGCGGACCTGCGCCTGTTCGGCAGCGTCGGCGTCCCAGCGTTCGCGGGCTTCGCGGGCTCGGGCACAGGCGCCGCACGGGGGCGGGTCCGGATCGTGCTCATGGTCGATGCAGCGATCTAGTGGGCGTTGCGGTTGAGGGTTTGGGGGCGGGGGTGGTTCCCGCGTGCTCGGCCGGTCGTCGGAGATCGAGCCTCGCGCGCGCGTTCCCTTCCCTTCCTTTCCTTTCCCTTCCTTTCCTTTCCCCGAGGTAGGACTACCGGAGGAGTCCCGTAGTCCTACTGGAGAGCCGCTACCAGGGATTTGTGGATAACCGGCTGTTTTCTCCGGTAGTCCTCCGGTAGCGCTACCGTCGGGCTCCGGCGGAGGTACCAGAGCGCCATTGGACGCGGGCGGAATCTTGGATGGCGTGGGCTTCTGGATGCTCTGGTGGTCGTCCCAATTAACGATCTCCAGGTACCGCCGACCGTCCACTTCGTAGCGCACAATGCGCCCATGGGCGGCCAGCGTCTCCAGGTCCTCTTCGATGTCCGCCAGGGACACGTCATCCAGCGGCCAGATGTCGCCCTTGATCAAGCGCACGTTGTCCTTGGTGCGGCCTGCGTCGTCACAATGCGTCCACAGACCGATCCATGTCAGGCGCGCACGCAATGGCAGCGCCGACACGTCCTCGGACCGGAAGAAGCTCGGCTTGATCGTCCGGATACGTGGCATTCCGGCCTTCCCCTGTTAGCTCGTTGGCTCGTCGGTGGGTGGGGTCTCCTCCTCGGGCGGTTCGGTCTCGATCACCTCCCCGTCCAGATCAGGCGTGATCTCGTCCAGCGCGTCGGCATCGAGGTCGGTCCGGACCGAGCCCTCGGCGGCGATCGCGCGGTTCATGACGGTGGCCATGGGCAGCCACTTCGCGAGCTGGCGGACGGCGGTCTTGCGGGCCATCGCCTCCCAGTCGGTGACCCACGGCCCCTTCTTGCCCGCGCGGGAGCGGCCCCGGATGGCCTCGATCGCATCGACGCTCATGACCTCGAACTCCGCGCCGCCGTCGAGCAGCGTGGCGGCGGCGTAGACATCGGTGATGCCACCGCGGGCTCCGCGTGCGGGCTTGTGGATCAGGTCCGGGTGTAGGCCGTAGGCGTACTCGAACTCGTCTTCCTCATGCACGACGCGGGCCGAGATGTTGCGGAGCTGGCCGGAATTCCACGCGAGCTTGATCAGGCCCCGGTAGCCGGGGATGAACGTCACCTGGTCGCCGTAGGGCACCAAGTACGCCTCGCCCAAGGGGCCGGGCTCCAGGCCGAGCTGCGCCGAGGTCATCAGTGCGCCGAGCAGCGACTCGGGTCGGCAGCGCTGGAGGTCGTTGCTTTGGCGGACTACGGTCAGCGCCACGCGGGTGAACCGTTCGGGGTCCAGGGCGGTTCCGGTGAGCGCGCGGGCGATCTCGGGTTTCTGCCGCTCGATGAGCGTGCGGAGGTCGCCCCCGCCGGCCGACGCGGTTCCGGTCTTCCTCTGGGCGAGCGCGGCCTTGGTGGTGGCGTTGCTTATTCCTGATCCCTCCTGGCTGTCGTGTAGGTGAGGCGGCGGCGCGCTGGCCGTTCGGTGACGTACTGCGCGTACAGGTCGGGCTGCTCGGCGGCGAAGGACTCGTAGTCCACCGACCGGGTCGGCTTGGCCGGGGCCTTGTTGCTGGCGACTTTCTGCCCGTCGCGGTGGGCTTCCTCGGCCGAACCCATCGCCGCCCGCAGCTCGTTGTCGATGCCGGTCCGCTCGCCCTCGATCGCCTTGAGCTGTTCGGTCAGCTCGTGGCGGCGGGCGATGTGCTTGTCCCACAGCGGGTCCAGCTCGATCACTTCGTCGGGCACCGACGGCCAGCGCGACAGCGCCATGCGGGTGGTCTCGGAGGCATCCGGCGGCGGGGCCTCGTCGCGCTGGACATAGCCCCAGAACTCGCTCGCGCCGTCCACCAGGTCGCCGATCAGGTCGTCATCGCGCTCGATCACCCGCTCCAGATAGGTGTTGGTGTCCAGCAGCGCCACCACGAAGGTCCGGGGCGCGTCGAGAATGCGCATGTACCACTGGATCTGGCAGATGTAGTGGATGGGCACCTCGTCCTCGGCCCACTGGGCGACAGCGCGGTACCCGCCGGTCTTGGCCTCCACGATCCCGGCCAACTCGCCGGAGGGATGCCAGGCCAGGCCATCGACGTTGCCCAGCATCCATTCGTGTTCGCGGTCGGCGTAGATGCCCTCGCCGCCGGTCAGGATGTATTCGGGGTGCCGCTCGTCCCATTCCCGCAGCAGCACGGGTTCGAGCACCTGTCCCCAGTACATGCGCTCAGTCGCCGCGTCGTCGAAGTCCGGCTCGATCCGCCGGGTCTTCTCCAACCAGAGCTGGTAGGGCGTCTGCCACGGGTTGAGCCCGCAGGCGGCGGCCACATCGGAGCCGCCGAGCCCGAAGGTCCGGACGAAGGTCCAGTCCTCACGCGGGGCGTCGGCCGGGAGCACGACCGGCACGTCAAGGTGTCCGTGCTGGCTCATGCGCTCCTCCCCGCTGGGCGGTGCGCAGCTACCTGGCTGATATCGCTGACCGGGGCGGGTTTTCGCAGACCCACCAGTGGTCCGGGCGTGCGCCGTCTTCCAAGGTCTCGATGAGTGCGCGCGGGACCTGGTGCCACAAGGCCCACGCCCGCCAGCACACGATGCCGCCAACCGGCTGCACCGAGACGCGCACGGCGGTCCGGTCGCAGGAGATCCAGTTCGACGTGAGCCCGAGACCCCAGCGGTCCGGGACGGGTATGTCGGTCAGCCAGATCAGCGATGCGCCCAGGAGGGGGTGCCGGTTGGGCCATAGCTCGCCGCTGCCGTGGATGCCACGGGCACCGTGGTTACAGGTGAAGTGATAGAAGGCGCTGGGCAATCATTGATCACCTGACCGAACGTTGATCGGGTGGGAGCGGAACCACTCGTGCGCGTTGTACATCGCGACGGAGCGGGCCGTGCTGTTTGGCCTGGTCGCTTCGGAGATCTCCTGCCGAAGCGACCCCGGCAGCCGTAGCCAACAGGTTCGGCAGGCGTAGAACGCATGCTTGACCTGTCGGCCGCAGCCGCCGGGGCAGTCGTGGGTTCGGTTCCGGGTTGCCGTCAGTCCTGCTCAACCTCGCCGCTGTCGTCGCCGTCGGGGTTCTCGTCCTGCTCGCCGTCTTCTGCCGGGTCCTGCTCGGCCCGCTTGCCGTCCAGCACCGCGAGCTGATCGCCGAGGTCGTCCACCGTCTCGTTGAAGATCGGCGTGTTGTCGTCGAAGCGAAGGTCCACCGCATACTCCTCCACGCCCGGCATTTCGAAGGTCGGTACCTCCAGGGCGTCCTCGTCCTGTCCGGTCGTGGTCTCGGTGGTCTCGTCCTGCTCGGTCACCACAGCACCCCCGCGACCACCACGCCGAGTCCGACGCCGACGCACAAGGCCACCACCAGCAGAGCGGCGAACGCGCGCGGCGCGGCGCTGAGCAGCCGAAGCAGGGCAGCCCGTAGGTGATCGAGAACGCCAAGCCGGGCATGCTTGCCGGTCGGAGGCGGGGTCATGATCCGGGCGGCCATCAGGCGATCCGTCCGTTCCAGTGGCGCGACGGCTCATGCCGCAGCGGCAGGGGCATGACGAAGTTCGTGAGCCAGCCGTAGAGCGTCACGGCGTCCCGTCGGGTGCCGTACTCGTCGGGGTGCAGTACATGCCTACCTTCGCGGTCGTGATCATCTGGATAATCGATGGTGGCGGTCAT